ATGCCAGATCAAAAAGAAAGTGAGAACACCAAACTCACTTGTGAAGAACAAAAGGATAATGAACTGGTTTCTCGAGTAATCGAAAATCCAGAGGTCTTAAACAGGGTTTTGGATAGTCCGCAGGTGCGGGCTATTGTTTGCCAGCATTTTCAGGGGCCTGTTCCGCCACCTTCAATGCTTAAAAAGTATGATCAACTGGTGCCTGGGCTTGCAAATCGACTTGTTGAGTTGACCGAAAAAGAGCAGGCTCATCGCCATAAAACAGTGGCTGATAGCATTGATATTGCCAGAGATGGTCAAACAAAGGCTTTTTGGTTGGCAATATTGATCATCTTAGCTGCCACTGTCTTTGGCGTCATGGGGGAGACAGTTCTTGCCGGAACTCTCGTTTCAATAGATCTTGTTGCATTGGTTACGGCATTTATTGTTGGAAAACATTATTCTAAGCAGGAACCTGATCAAGATTAGTCTCCGAACCCCGGTTGATGCCGGGGTTTTTACACTAGCAAAGTAATATCAACATTTTTCAGCTGTATTTATTTCGTCAAACAACCAATTTAACCCATTCCTGACCACGAGTATCGTTATAACTATCGGTGGTTGCCTGGACTTTATGTCCCAGTAATGTTTTTGTATCGATACCCTGTGCACGGTACAGCCGTTCTGATAGAGAACGTTGTTCATGAAATGTTGGCGGAGTTTTTCCTGCTGGTGGAATTATTCCAGCCAGCTCCCGCGCTTTGGCAAAGTAATCGCTCAGGTTGTCTTTACTCATTGGTTTTGGTTGTTTTTGGTGCCGACTATGAATCAGGTATGGACTCAATATTCTGTCCCTGCATCCATCAATCACTTCTTTTAGCGATATCCCAATGGCATCACAGCGTAGCGTCAGCGGTAACGCCAGACGCATTCCAGTTTTTCCCTGGGTAATATGCAGGTGTTCGTTCCACACATCTGAAAAACGCATATGGCAAATGTCATCACGGCGCTGACCAGTAACAATCGCAAGAAGCATTGCGTTACGGATAAAGTGTTTTTCAGGCGTTGCGTTGTAAATTTTTTGCCAGTCTTCCAGGGTGAGTCTGGCTCTGGTTACTTTAGGGATCGGTTTACGGGTAGCCTCCGGAGGATTCCATCCAGGAGGAACTTCCCCTGCATGCTGTGCTTCTTTATAAATATCAACCCATAATCCACGATTTACTCTCGCTGTGCTGACCATGTCTTTATCCAGCCACTCATCCAGTATTAATGCAAAGTCTCTTACTTCCAGTTCTTTCAATGGGTGGTTTCCCAGACGGGAAACCAGGTATGCAGCCATTCGAGTTTTTTCTTTGTGAGTTGTAGCTGCAATATCTCCATTTTTCAGTCGCGTGTCCTGTATTTTCAGATATCGATCAACCCATGCCTTTAATCTGATACCCCGACGTTTTGTTGCTGATGGACTTTCATCAATTTTGCGCATGAAATATTCGGCTTCTGCTGCAGCTATTCGCTGATTGGCTGTGGAAGCGATTCTTTCAGCTTTGCCTTTGTCTGTTCCGAGTCCGTGAAATTTTCCAGTCACAGGGTTTTTATACTGGTAGTAAACTCTGCCAGTTCTGCGATCAAACTTTTCGTAAAGACCGGCTACGTCAGTGCTGTTTTTTCGTGGCCTCGGTGACATGAGTTAAAATCTCCTTCAGTGCATCATCATCGCCAGTATGAATTTCCGGCGCAATTCCCGTTTCACCAGGTCCAACAAATACTGCCCGGCGATCTATCAGCCAACGTCCACGAATTTTTTGTGGTCTTGGTACGATGTATCCAAGTTTTCCGTATTTCACCAGGGTAGTGTTTGTTATTGGGAGACTGAACCGTTTGGGTTTCCACTCATCGAGCGTTATCAGGTACTGTTCGCTCATGGTTATCACTCCGGAACGCGCCAGTTGCAGAATACCAACTACAACTGGCGACGGTTGAACATTAAAAATCAGCCTGATTCGGGATCAGTTTTTGTATCGTGGCTGTAACGTATTTCGCCTGGTGACGGGCATCATCCAGCGCATGGTGGCGCACGCCTTCAAATGGAATAACTGTTCTGGCATCGAAGCCGATAGTTTTTCCCAGTTCAACGATTGTACGTACATCGCGATCGTTGTAGTAACGCCACGGGCAGGGGATGTTCAGGCGTTCGTACGAGGTTCGTAAAATAGTGTTGTCGAAAGTTGCACCATTGCCCCATACCTGAACGAATTTTTCATCCGAGTACTCATTGATGAATTCCCGAAATTGAATAAGAGCGTCAACCAGTTTTACCTGATCAACTAAAATTGCAGATCTGGCTTCGCTGGACTGAGCAAGCCACCATTCGATGGTGGAACCATCAGGAACAGCACCCGTGTCCATAGCGTCAACCAGGCTGATAACGATATAAAATGTTGGCCCGATTTCCCCGGTCTGCGGATCGAAGAACACAGCACCAATAACCACGATGGGGGCATTACTTTTTTTACCCATCGTTTCAAGGTCGATCATCAGGTGGTACCACACTCTGCTGGTGGATGTGATAACGTGATGACCGTTCACCGCAATTAAGGGATCTGCCGTCTCGCCAGTTTCGCTATCGCTGGCGTGGTCCTGATAGCTGCCAGCATTCTCCTTGTGTGGATGTTCAGCGCCTTCCATTTCCTCCGGATCTTTTTCCTGAGATTCATCCAGATTTTCTTCATTAAAGGTTTCCTGATACGTTGCGTCGCCCATCACCGCACCACAATCAGGGCAGTTGCCGCCGCTGGTCTGACCGCAGGCGGTGCAGGCTTTTTCCGGCTCCTGTTGCGCATTTGGGCTGTTTTGTTCCGCTTTCTGGTCGTTCTGTTCCGTTTCTTGCTGGTTCTGATTCACTGAATCGCGGGTTTCAATCCCCTCCACCCATTTCGGATCATTCGGGTCGCTAATCCCTGCAACAAATTCACCACGTGATACAGCAAGCAACTTATTGGCGTCAGGCTGGCTGATATTGGCTGCCTGCATAATTTTGTTTACTTCGTCAGCGGTAACTTTTACCGGCTCTGGTTGTGCGATCGTGTCAGATGCACCAGTATTTTGTTGTGAACCTGAGTATGTGCCGTTTTTGCGGGCAAAATATTCTTCTTTCGTGATTTCAGTAGCCCCTGCAGCCAGCGCCTTATTCAGACCAGAAAGTTTGTTTGCACGACCATATTTTTCGCCATCCTTATCGGTGAAAAGGAAGTAGAACGGCCCCTCACGCTCTACAGATGGTTCAGTTTCCAGCGTGCTTTCATTTTTTTGGGTATCAGATACTTCAGTTTCCACTGCATCAGTTTGTGCTGCTGACGGCTGGAGAATATCAGCAGTGTTCTGGTCTGTTTCTTCATCCTCAAACACGCCCTTTGTCGCCAGGTATTCAGTGATGTATTTGTTCAGTGCCACGGGATCTTTGTGAATGTCGATCGGACGCTCACGGACAAGGCCAAAAATAGTCTGACGGTCGTAGCGGACGGCATCGGGTTGTTTGCGCATTGATGCGGAAATGCGCTTCCAGTCTTCGCGATCTTTGTCGATAACTTCATTTTTTGCCCAGCGATGGATGCTGCCGTCAATGTTTCCGGCATTAATATCGCCAGGCCACAGAGCGTAGGCCAGTTCTTCATCCAGCGTTTTCCATGTCTGCTTGTATTCGCGACGAATGGCGGCAGTGGCGGGGGTGATTTTTCCTGCTGAGTTTTCAGTGTGCTGCCGGTTGACTCTGGCGCGGGCAAGATCAACAACAGACGTGTATTTCCCGGTTTCTTTGCGTTCGGCTTCGCGACGTTTTTTCCAGGTGCGTAATTCTGTCTGGATCTCAGGCCATTTTGCACCCGGCTTACATTTATGTTTAACCCACCCGATGGCGAACAGCTTTAGTTCTGAATACATGACGTTAACTTCAGGCATTTTCATCAATGCCTCAACGATATGCCCGTCGAATGTTGCCATGTCCTCCTGCAACAATTCCTGTGCACTAATCACCATATCAACGGTGATGTTTTCACATGTACCGAACTTAACCAGGACCGCGTTCTGTACTTCAAGGGACAGCTTGTCAAAATTGACGTTCATCGGATCGGATTCTGGTTCGATCGGGACAAAAGAGGCTGACTCTTCATCCCAGCGGTTTTCCAGCATATATTCGGTATCCCAGGAGTTGATGGCAGGGCGGGGCATGCCGGGTTTATCCTCGCAAACAAGAAATTTATAAGCGCAGTCCTGAGCAGCCGGATATTGCTCCAGGAATTGCCAGGTAAATTTGGCACGGGCGCGGCGTTCGTCGCCGGCTTCAATGGCAGTGGCTACAGCGACTGCACCTTCTTCCTTTATTGCCTGTTCGTCCGGAATGGCGGCGCAAATAAAGACTTTACTCATTTTGTTTTAACCTCATTACAGATTTAAGGGTGAACAAATCCCTGCCATTGCTGGCATATAAAAATGAAACCGGATATTAATTACGGTGCTGTTTTAAGTCCTGCCGGGATTTCGTTATTGTCCATGCGAATAACTTTATCAACCGGATAACAGTTGCCGGGAATTTTCTGTTCCGCTGCAGCAGCCATGCATTCTTTCATTGAGTCATGTATACCAATAACAAGATCGACTGGTTCGCCTGTATTAAGAAAAACTGTCAGAACGAGTGCAAATGCTGTATTCATTGTCAGCGTCCTTTTTGCATCAGGCGTAAACGGGCCAGCATTGAAACAATGCATATTTGATTTAATAGCTCCCGTTCGTGTTTTCTCTTATTAATGGCATCTTCAGTAAATACAGGGTTACTGATTCTGACACCAATTTCAAAACAACCTTCAGACGTATTGACGTTTGGTAATAACGTTTCCATTATCGCGTCCTCAACAATGAATTTTGTGATGCGGTGCCTGGTGCCTCCAGGTGACGTTAACCAGTTAACAATTAACGCC